CTCTCCTACGCCAAACGTGGTACTTTTAGTTTCAAATCCTCATGCGTGTAGTGCCGCCGTATGCGCTTTGCTTTGCTTGGCTTGCGTCTTGCGAACTCAAGTATTATTGGCTATCGGTCTTGCATACGGACTAGCTATCGGCGCAAGGCAGGCGGCAGGCGTTACGCTTGCGTCATGGTGTAAGCGTAGTCTTGCGCGGTGTAGTCTTGCGCCTTATCGGTGTAATGCCTGAAAACGCCGCGCTTTTCTAACCCTGACTTATTCCCGTGGCATTCAGGGCAAAGGCTTTGCCATAAATTACGGGTGAAAGCATGGGGGCCAATAGCTGCCCACGGGAAAACGTGGTCAACGTGATTAGCTTGCGTGATAAGCCCTTGCAGCTTGCAAGCCGCGCACAATGGTTCGCGTGATAACTGCCTAGCCCTTATCCCTGCCCATGCTTTGCTTTTATAGGGCGCGTTAAATGCCTGCCTGTCTATGCTTGTTTTTTGTGTCGGTGCATGGTCTATGCAATAGACGCTGCCCTTAACGCTAGGCGCTTTGCAGTGATAAGTAACGCATTGATCTAACGGGATAGAGGGCATACCGCCATTCTATGCAAAACCTAGGGTAAACCCCTATAGAATTTTTTGTGCATAACTAGATAATTCAGGCAGGGCAGGCAAGGTGCAAGCCCACAATGAAAGACAAAAATGCAAATTTCAATTGATGCAATTCACGACAAACTTACTATTTTGATCTCTGATGGCGGCGAAAATTACACCCTTTGCGGCCCTAACGGTCAAAGGTGGTGGGCGCATGATGGCGGTCTTTTTATGACAAAAAACGGCGTTGAAATGCCCGTTTTTGGTGACTTAGATGCAATTATGGCCACTATTGAAGCGCCTTTTTATGACAGCAAGTCCGAGCATGAAAAAAAGGGAAAAAGCGTTGCAAACGGATACAAGGCTTTTTATCGCGGCAAAACCTTAGAGGTTTACGCTGCAAGCTCATATGAGGCGCAAGTTAAGGCGGCGGCTTTGTTCAAAGCCAAAAAAGCCCATGAAGTCTCAATTGTCCTTTGTGAGCTTAATGGCGAACAAGTCACCCACGCACCTAGCTATTAAGGCGACACCATGAAAGACACCATTTTTGACGCTCTCACCGCGATAGCCTTAGGCCTTGTCCTTGCAGGCTTTGCCCTTGCTTACTTTGACATCCTCACCTACTAACCCACGAAAGACACGAAATGACAAGAATCACACGAAAAAACCTTGACGCTTGCGCCGCCATGCTTAACCGTATGACGGGCAGCCCATTAGAACCTTATGAGGGTAGCCACGGAGCTTGGAAAGCTCAACCGGGGAACTTTCATATAAGCGGGGCATACGGCGGTTACGCTTTGCACCGTATGGTTAATGAGGGCGGCGGCGTGTCTGACATTTTCAGCCGGGGTCATATGCCTGCCCGTGAATTGTATGAATTGATCCACGCTTTTCGCCGTGGGCTTGAATTTAAGGTGCAAGCATGAAAACAGAAATTTTTACCCTCCCGGTTCATTGGGCCTGCCCCCTTATCAATGGTGACTTTTCAGGGCTTGAAGACAATGAAGCCGATGACCTTGAAGCGTGGCAAGGCGAAGCAAGCGCGGCAGGTTACGGGTTTTGCGTTGACGTAAGCCATGAGGCGTTTTTTTGCACGGGCCATGATGCAAGGGCTTATGTCTTGCCTTGCGATTGTCTTGAATTTACTTTTGAGGTGACACAATGAAAAAAGATACTTTGCAGGCTTTCATTAGGTCTAACGGCTTTGCATGGCCCGGCGGCTATCCTTGCGCTTTGCTTATGAGTGACGGTGAGGTTATAGACGCGCAAGCGGCGCGGGAAAATTACCGCCTCATAAGGCGCGAAACGGGCAGCGACTGGCAAGCCGTTGACGTTTTTATTTACTGGGAGGGTGAGCCGCTTTTTTGCGCTCATTCGGGCCGCGCCATTGAAAGCGCATACGGTGAGGTGCAAGCATGAAAAAACAATTTAATCCATTTCCCGATGTTTCAAGCCGTTACGGTTCCCCCATGGGCAGGCGCGGTGATAACCCGGCAAACCTGCAAGGCGTTAAGCGGCTACACGCAAGGCGGCAAGGCGGAGGTGACGGTTACGATAGAGGCGGCGCTTATTGGGGGACTCCCTCTAACGTGTGGGGGGTGTGGTCTTGGATGGATGGCGAAGCCGTATGCGTCTATGTTAGGGCAGCGTCACGCGCCGCCGCTATTGACAAAGTTCAAAGGGGCGAAGAATGAAAATCCAAGAATTTAAAAACGGCGCTTATGTCACTTTTGAGCGCCAAAATTGTGGTTTATACGCCGTAACACTCCGCGCCCCTAACGGTGAATTGAGCGACAAAGTGAGATGCGACACCTATCGCGGCGCTATGGAATACCGCCGCGCTTTTGCCTCAATAGCTAGGGGCATGAAGTGAAAATTGACGCAAGGCTTGAAGAATTTAGGGGGCAGCTTGTCCCCGTGCTTTTTTTTCCCGATGAAATTGAACGGGATAAGACTATTGGCGCTTTCAGTGAGCATGAGGGGCACGTTAGCGCCTCCCGTGCTTATATGAGGCGGTGCAAGCCTCCCGCTACTGAAAGCGAGTATTTAGCATGTTTTCAGGTTTTGAGGCGCTATTGTCAACGCCATGAAGCGTTCGCCAAAATATAACGGTTCCCGCTAACCCGTAAAAAGTGACAAGCCCTAGGGGGTTTCAGGTTACGGCCTGAAACGTCCTAGGGCTTTTTTCTTGCGTCAACGGTTCCCGCTTATCCATGAAAGCGACACGCCCTAGGGGGTTGCACGGGTTCGCCCATGCTTTGCCCTAGGGCTTTTTTGTGGGCGCTTTGTGGGCTATTGCAAGGCAGGCCGGACACCCGATAAAGTCAACGCGCAAGGGTTACGGCAGGCAGGCGCAAGGGTTACGCGATACACGGCAGGCCATGAAAACGGCAGGCAGCGCGGCAGGGATACGGCAGGCGGCAGGCTAACCGGGCAGCTTATACGGGCAGCACGGCAGGCGGCAGGGTTAACGGCAGGCAGGCAGAACGGCAAGCCACAAAAGGCAGGCAGGCGGCAAGCGGCGGCGATTATGTAATGATTTCCCCGTCATTTTGCATTTTTTGTAGGTCATCGGGCCGTATATCGATATTTTGTGACTGAACAGTATAGTTTATGACTGCACCGTATGGTTTTTGACTGAACCGATCAGTAACAGGAGCCAAAAAAGTCCAAAAGCCAACTACGCATTTCGGAAAAAAAATTTGGAAGAAAAAAAATGCCTAGCTAGACTAGGCAGAAAATTTCCCTTTCCGGAAATCTGGCGTAAATACAAAAAAAATTGTTTAAGCCTTATCAAATTTTCTCAGCAAATTTGTTGGGGGTTTCCAGCCAATTTCGTCAACTCTGTAGGAAATTACGTCAGCATTCTGTTTTTTGTAGCCAGAAGCGTAAGCAGCCCGAGAAACTGCCAGTGCTTTTGCTTTTGTATCGAATGGCCCTTGCGAACCCCAATACCAGCCTGATTGTTTCTTAATGAGTGGCATTATTTTAGAAATCTCAGCTTGTATTTGGTGGAATCTGCCAAGTCGAGCAGTTCATCCACGATGTTTTGCAGTTCGCTTTCCTGTGGGAATCCGGGCATCTTGCGATAGCTTTCGATTTGGTCGCAAACATACTGAACAAGCTCTAGACCATTTTCCCCCAGAAAAAGTGCCTTTTCCGCGAAAATTATTTTCGAGTATCGGCCTTGGTATGCCTCAATGAATTTGTCAGTCAGATCGTCAAGACCATCGTAGAAGTCACCCAAAGCCATATGCTGTGAGTAGCTGTCTGTGCCAAGGTGGTGGATATGCCCTGCTGTCACGCCGTTAAGCAAACACATTGCAAACTCTCCCATCACATTGGACGGTGCTTCGTTGATGCTGAATTTCATGGTGGATTCTCCTTCCATCATTGTATAACCGTAACGTCTTTTGAGCGAGAGCGTATTTTGTTGCGGGTTTTTTCAATCATGCGCTCGTATTCTGACCGACTAACTGATCTTCGCTGTAAATGATGCCACTCCAAGACCTCGTTGATTGACTTTAGACCTACCCCGGTCAGCAGCATCTTGCCTGTCGCCTCAAACCGCTTCGCGGCGTGTTTAAGCTCAATCTCAGCCATCATGCAATCAACCAGTGCTTCTGGCCCTATGCCATTTCTTGCCATAACCTGACAAATGTTATTCATGTCTACCAGTTGTTGCCAAGTTTGAAGGGTAGCGTTGCCTGTACGCATAGCCTCAATGGCTGCTGTTTCGTTGCTTTTAAGTTGGTCAAGGCAATCGTCTGTTGTGATGCAAGCGCCATCAATAGCGTGAGCAATGGGGTCAAGCAGTTTGTATACCTTACGGCGGCAAACTTTTCTCATGTGTTCCCTCTTGCTCGGATTAAGTCGGCTGCTTGGTAAGGCTCTGCCAAATCTGCGATCTCTGCATCAATCTCACGTTGGTCAGCACGGACAAGTGCTTCAAAGGCTTTGAGTTGGTCAACATCGCACCAAACTCCATCAAGGTCATATTTAATGCCAGCCTCACGGGCCATGTCTATCGTGTCTCTCATGTGTTCTTCTCCTTGAGTTTGGCTTCAATGGCTCGGGCTAATTCGTAGCGTGCAAACCTGTTCACAAGTTCATCTATTTCCTCGTCCGTCAAATTAACCCATTGCTTTTTTGCTTTTTTACGAGCCTTAGCTTCATCATATAAATCTTGCCCTTTAAGTCTGTGACCCTTAGACGCTACAAGACACAAAATATTCTCAATTCCTTTTGCGCCTAAATTTGGGATTGTTCTTAATTCATAAACTTCAACATCAAGCAATTGTCCAAAAGTTTTTACGCCAACAGCAGCCAAAGCATTTGAGTGCATTGCTGCCAAGCCAAGTGTTTTTAATTCTGTGGTCACAGTGGGGCCTCTTCGTGGTTGTCAGGATTAAACTTAGGGACTCGGTTGCCCGTGTCTTTAGGATTTGGGAATGTTGGAAAGGGCCACATCATGTCCCCTTAGTGCCCCAATCGGGCATCTTTTCGTTGGCTGCAAGTGCTTCAAGCTCAAGGTACAAGTCGTTTAGTTCATGGCTGTTAAACGTGCGGCTGCAATAGCAACCCCAAAAATAAGCGGCTTCTTCCCACAAGCAGTCTTTAAAAAGCCTGTCCCGCACAAAAGCGCCGGGGCTGTTGGGCATGTACAGCTTTTTGCTGTCTTCAATCTCGGCTCTCATAGCCGCTGCAATGGCTGCGTAGTTCATTTTTGTCCTATCTTGTTTAGTGTCCACTCAAGCAGTTCTTGCTGAGTGATGTCATAGTAGTCAACAAAACCTTTGCTTCCAAGCCCGTGGAAACCCTTATTGCCACGATGGTGGGAAACGCATAGTGGTATCAATGTCTTGTAGTCGCCTTTGCCCCAACCCCCTGCTCTTAGGTGGTGTAACTCCACTGGCCCCGGCTCATGTTCGCCGTATAGGTGATGGCACAGCGCACAGCCAAGGCTTGCCACGGCCTCTTTATGCTTCTTCTCTGCGTTCTTCAAGCGTCACCCCGTTAGTGTTGGCCCAATACAACAACCACTCAGTAAAGCTGATGGCTTGCTCTTTGGTAAACCGTCTGCTTTGCAACCCTAGCTGGACTACCCGCAAACCGTCAATGCTTGGCATGACCTTGCTGACAGACGCTGACTCGCCATTCTCATGCGCCCATTGGTCAATCAGGTATCGTTTCCAAGACTCAGTTGACCAGCGGCTACCGTGAAGTTGAGACTGTTTGGCAATTTGGTTAATGATTGCGTGATACAGGCTCTCTTGATTACGACTTTTCATGTCAGGTGTCATTTTTTATTCCAAGTGCGTGTAACGCTGAATCAACGCTGTCAACGACAAAATAAGAACCGCCAATCCAAGAATCCCGCCACTTTAATTGGTTTTTGTTTAATCCTTTTTTCCCATAACTTGTTTTTGGGTTTTTTATTTCTACAAGTATGGTTTTTTGTTTAAATCCTACAATCAAATCTGGAAATCCAGCACCAACATGAGACATATCTAAAACATAAGCGCCAGCTTGTTTTAAAACATTCACAATTTCATTGTGGTTATTGTCTTTTCTACAGGCATAACCTTTTGGCATATTTCTACTCCATGCTTGAGCCGTACATTCCATGCTGCAAAATTTTCTATCTTTATGATATGCAGAAAATTCTTTGTTGCACTCAACACAAGTATAAGAATTTAATTTGCCCCTGTCTGTAGAAATAGACCCATTGGCTTTTCCAGAGCAAACATTACTGCAATACTTTGCTTTGTCTCCTGTTTTTTTCCAACCAAATGTAACGCCACAAGAGTTGCAAACCCTGCTCCAATTTTGTCTTCTAAAAAGTTCATTAGGCGTTATATGTTTTGGCATAACAATTCTTTCTTTACTCAAGTTCTCCGTTTTGTAATCTTGTCATGTAATCACGAATTCTTGCTACAGAACCCGTGCCGTACCGTTTTTCCAACCATTCAATTCTGGCTTGCGTCAGAACTTTCTGCTTGGTCACTTGATAGGTGCAAAGCAATACCCTAGCCTCGCCCAACTCAATCATGTATCTGTCGTTAGCGTCTTCAATCTGTTTGCGTGTCATAAATAGGCCAAAGTTCAGCCAAACCCCATTTCTTTTTTGGATACCTGCGGACAATTAATGTCTTTTGCAGACGCGAAATGCTGGCCCAGACTTGTTTTGTTGTCCAGCAGGTGATTTCTTCAATTTCTTTGCTAGACAGTTCCCCGTGTTCAAGCAGCTTCTTCAATGCGTAAGGTCGTTTCATACTTTCCTCAAGACTTGGTTGATCTGTTGACGAATGTGTTCTGGCATGGGCGCAGCCTTCTGACGGTCTGCATCAATTTTTAGCAGCACAGGGTCACGACCAGAGTGTTGGGCAGGGACTGTTGTTCGGGCAACGTCAGCGGCTTGTTGGGCAAAAGTGGGTTTAGGTGCTACCCATTCAGCCTTAAACGATTGCCACCCACGAACAACACATTCAGCTAATGCTGCATCCAATGTCCAATCAGCTTTATTTGCTTCACGTTGTATGCCATCAATGACGGTTTGAGTCACAGCAGCTTTTTTAGCTTTGCGCTGTTTTACAAAATCTTGCCAAACAGATTCAGAAACGCCGACAGGCGTAGCAACGGCAGTTGCGATCTCTTTCTTTGGTTTATGGTTATTGGTTAGTGGGTTATGGTTAATGGTTGCTATTGGGGTAGCAATAGGGGGGCTATTACCCTCCCCATCGCCACCCTTTAACCACCTCTTAGCCGCCCCACGTTTTCCATCTTCAATGAACTTGCGATACTTTGCAATTTCATCGTCAGCCCTTGGATTTATGAACCCATCGTCAGTTGACACAAAGAACTCATTTAAGACAGTTAATACGTCTTGTTCATGCTCTCTCATGCCTATCTGACGAGCAATGTCCCGCTGTTTAATTGGTTGTTCATGCAAATAGTAATGGTCAAGAAGTCGGCGAAAAGCCAAGTCTTCCATCTGCGAAAGATGGTGCGTGTGACTTTTGTAGTCACCAATGTGAAACTGGTAATAGTGCATGATTTCCCGCTTTTTCATACCCCTTTGAAGAAACTGCGGCAGGGGAAGGGGTAACCCTTTTCGGTCGGGGGATCAATCCCGACCTAGCCGTGTTTCAAATAACTATACCACCACTCAAGCTCTGCTGTAAACAGTAACTTGCCGATTGTTGCCAACTTGCTTTTGTTGTATCTGTGAAATCTGCGACTTGCTATAAATTACTTGTTCTTTGCTGCGCCAATTAAACGCATTGCCTGTTGACTTTGCTTGTCCATCATCCCAAACATCAGAGTTTTCTTGTTGCTTTTGGGCAACATAGGTTTTCCCGGTTAGCTTGTGATGGTAGGCGTACTTGCCGTTGCTTTGCATTACTTTTGCAACGCACACAATGATGCCATCTGCAACCAGTGCGTCTTTAATTCCCGCTGCTGAGTCTAGGTATTTGCCTGTCATGCGCTTAGTGATTGTCCTATGGCTTACAGGGCCATCTTTTAGTTGTTCGAGATAGTATTGTTTTGCTGGTAACACAGTGTCAGTTCCTTCTTTGTGGTGAGTTCAATGGCCCGAGCTAAGAGCGCAACGGTAGCTGCCTCAAAGTCGCCGGGATCGGGAGTGTACTGCTTGACAGCTTGGATTGCAGTAACGCAAAGCTCCTGTGCTGCGGCAGTTTCGTGGTGGTCTGGTGTGTTCATGCTGGCAAGAGTATCATTGTTGACCCGCTTGTCTATTAGGGTTTGTCCTAGTGTTTTTTTTGTTGATGCGTCATAAGATGGAGGCTTAACAAGACAGGAGTTCACATGGTAATTACATTGTCCCGCAAAGAAATTGAGAAAATTCTTCTTGATTACGCAAACAAACTTATTGAAGGCTACGGCTTTAATGACGTTGTCTCTAGCACCTACCGCGATCTGCCAGCTACTATTGAGTTGGTTAAATCAGAACCGAAAGAACCGACACAACCGATACAGGTGCAAGAATGACCACATTCCAAATTCGTTGCAAAGCCCGTGAGTTGTTTAAGACTTACGATGCGCCACCACAAGTCATTCAGCAGTACCAACGCAAGTGGGTGCGATCAGTTATCCAGCTTGGCCCTAACTGGCTGTTGGCTCAACCTGTAAGGAAAGTAGCATGAACGTCTATCAAAAACTTAATGATGCTCGTCATAAGTTTCACAGCACTGAATTGAAAAAGTCAGGCCACAACAAGTTTGCTGGTTACAAATACTTTGAACTTGGCGACTTCATTGTTCCAGCGTTGAGCATTTTTGATGAAGTTGGATTGACAAGCGTTATCAGCTTTGGCAAAGAGTCTGCTGACATGAGAATCATCAACACTGACAAGCCAGAAGAAATGATTGTCATTGAGTCACCCATGTCTGAGGCTAATCTCAAAGGTTGCCACCCGGTACAAAATTTAGGCGCTGTTCAGACGTATATTCGTAGGTATCTTTGGGTAGCAGCACTTGAGATCGTAGAACACGATTCGCTTGATTCGTCTAAGCCTGTTGAAGACAAGAAAGTCATCATCACCCCATCACAGGGTATTGCAGACACTATTCCTCCAGAGGAAATGCAGTACCTTCAGGAATTAGCGATTGATCTAATCGCTAACGTGGCTGAAGGAAACCCAAAGCAAGCCCTTGATAGGCTTGACTCTGAGAATCTTGAGGCTGATCAAAAGGTCGCACTGTGGTCATTGCTAGATAGCAAAACCCGGTCGGCTATTAAAAAAGCAAAGGAATGAAAATGCAATACGACAACAGCAATCGCGGAGCCATTTTTAAAAACGATGACAAGCAACAAGACAATCATCCAGACTACAAAGGCAGTCTCAACGTCAATGGTGTTGACCTGTGGGTGTCAGGATGGCTTAAAACGTCTGAGAAGACGGGTAAAAAGTTTATGAGCCTGTCAGTCAAGCCAAAGGAAGATAAGCCCGTTAAACAGGCTTCAAGCCCTAAACGGGTCAATGTTGAATTTGATGATGATGTCCCATTTTAAGGAACTGAAATGAAAAAAGCTCTTATTGGTGTTTACCTTGCAACACTTGCCACCTTGACATGGGCCACCTGCACAACCCACAGTTACACCATGAACGGTCGGTTTGTCACTTGCACAACTTGCTGCTACGGTAGCAACTGCACGACCAACTGTTTCTAATCAACGGGCCGAAAGCGGATGTTGCATAGCGGCGAAGCGTTTGACCTTTATCAAACGGCATTGCAAACGCAGCGAGTAGGCCCACCTACAAGGATAAGACATGGAATACGCACAAAAATTTAAAGAGTTCTTTGACGTTAAATTTCCCCGTGTTCGGGCAGAAGACCCAATAACTTCTTACGAAGCAGCAGACTCAATCGTAGAGTCGGCATCTAAACATTGGAATGTGATTTGCAACTGCTTAAAAGAACATGGGCCACTTGGAAAAGATGGTATTGCAGGGTTAACTGGTCTTGATGGAAATCAAGTTGCTCGGCGCATGAACGAAATGAAAGTTATGGGCATGGTGTTTCTAACAGGCAAGACAGTTAAATCAAACAGTGGTCGTAACGAAAGAGAGTGGACAGTATGAAAGAAACACAATCGTATAGCAGCACAGAGTTTGCTGTTATGCAATGGGCACAAGCTAGGGGCATTTACGATAACGGTACAGCACTAGGTCAAGCAAAGAAAACGCTTGAGGAAGCTGGCGAGTTGCTTGCTGCTGTTGCCGTTAATGACCGTGAGGAAATTTCTGATGCCATTGGTGACGTTATGGTCACGCTGGTTAACGTAGGTGTGTTGTGCGACTTGGACTTGCGCCAGTGCTTTTACAACTCCTACAAAGTTATTGAGCCACGCAAAGGTTATATGAACAAAGCAGGTCAATTTGTAAAGGAGTCGTGATGCTTTGCAGTACTTGTACAAATCCAACTCATTGTGTAAATCTTGGGCATTGCGGTATGCGTATTAGTACACAAGCAACTGTTCATGTGTCTGCCCTTGATAAACAAGAATCAGGCAATCACTACAAGGACAAAGCCATCCAACCTATTGTTTACATTCACGCCAACAATTTAGGTTTTTGTGCCGGGAACGTAGTGAAATATGTTACTAGGTACAAAACCAAAGGCGGCGCTGCTGACATACGCAAAGCCATTCACTACTTAGAGTTATTGCTTGAGTTGGAATATCAAGACAAGACTTCCAGCACATGATTGATATGCTTTAAGCGATCCTCTAAGCCGATTGTGCCGCCATTGATCTTCTTAGTCATGGCGACATAATCTTTTGCATCGGCCTCTTTGTTTAGGCCACGCTTATTCCAAAACCATGCAGCGCTTAATGTTGCGTATTTTGGTGACAATAGGAGGTCAGGCGAATGAATGAAATCCTCTTGCAAGGCATCACCACACAAAGTGTAGTTGTCCTTCCCGGTCAACTGGATCAAGCCACGGCCTTTATACAGACTGCCTTCCTCGGTTTCTTCGGTTCCATTCCCCATACGACCACCATATACCTTGTTTGCGATCTTGTCGGGATTGCGGTGATACGGTTGTGCTGCCTCAAGATTAGGAAATCTGCTAGGCCAGACACGGCATAAGGCTTCCGCTGAGTAATTCAAGTTTTCTTGCAGGGTCTTAAAGTTGCCTGATTCGTGAGCGCATTGACCAATGAAAGCAGCTATACGCAGTGGCGTGTTGATTTCATAGCGTTGCATAGCCTCATTTAAAGGCTCTAGCCAATCGTCATCAATGTGCAATTCTTTAAGTTGTTCAGCAGTAATCACTTAGATGCTCCAGATTTAGAAAGCAAATCGGTCTTGGCTTGTGAACCAGCAGACGATCCAAAATAGTAGGCAATAATGCCCGTCCATGCCGTACCTAAGCTGCCAAGCATCATTAAGATAGCAGGGTTGCTGCTGTCAATTTGGTTGAAAAACATCATTACCATAATGCCAAAGAAGCCTATAGTCACAGCGCCAGCCAAGATAGGCGGCATTATGCTTCTGGTGGTGGCTTGCATCTCCCGTGCTGACTTGCGGTCTTCCACTTCTAGCTTTTCAAAGTTTAGGCCAAGTTCTTGCGCTTGCTTTTGAAGTTCAATTTCAGCAATTTTGACCTGTGCGATTTGTTCTGCCGACAGCTTGTTGTTGCTAATCATGTCGCCAACCTTGTCAGGGTCAACGCCAATAGCTTTTGAGATAGCCGACACAGCCATACCCGCTAGTGGGCCACCCATTGCAGTAGCGATGGTAGGTGCGATTTGTTTAAGCCAATCCATATCAATTACCCCTTTTGGTTAGCATGGCGCTGGCGATCTCCAGCATGAATTTTACTTGTTGAATGTCTTGCGGTGGCTCTGCCCACCCGACCGTGACCTGTCCTACAAAGCGGTGGCTGTCAGGTGGTACGCTGACCCGGCAGGTGAACGTCACGCCTTTTTCGATGTACCACAGGCCCACCTCAGACTGAGCATAGCGGTACTCGCTACACGGAATCTCGTTGGTCATCAGCTTGACCACATCAGAGTTGTTGGCCGTGTTCTGGCTGAACAGCCCCACATCAATGTCTTCAATCGTCTTGTCGCGCCCGTCCTTGGTGTAGGCTTTGTATAGCACCCGAGAGTTAAACAACGGGTTGACCTTGAACACCGCCACCACGGTTGCACCTGTCTTTTTAAGCAGCATGGAACTGGCATCGTCAGCACGGGCATGGTTGATCTCAGGCAGCTTCTTCGATTCCTTGTAAGCGTCAAACATGAAGGTCTGGTTCTGCCAAAGGAAGTACCCGGCAAAGGCCACCACACCCATCACAAGGATGGCAAACAGCTTGAACGGGCTGTCTACATACCCAAGAACTTTGTCAATGATGGATGCTGGTTTATCGCTCATCGCAGGTGCTTCATGTAAAGAACAATGCCGCCTACCAGAAGGCCAGCAAGGACGATTACTCCCAATCCGATGGCTATGTACTCAACCATGTCTTCAAGCTGCCGCTGCCGCCTCTTTGCTTCTCTGGCGGCTTCTTCCTTGGCTTCCCTGCGCTTACGGGCAGCAGCGGCTTGGAACTTCTGCCAATCACCCCACATGCCAGGTCTGCCAGCGTAGACCATCCGTTCACGCAGTTCCACTTCTTGCGCGTTCAGTTGCTCCAACGCCATGAATTCTTCCATGTCGCTGCCGCCGCCCTTCTTGGTGGCTCTTTCTTGAATCACTGCCTTGTTGTCAAAGTAGTCAAACACCCGTGAGCCGAGCGCAGACAGTTCTTTGCCGTTGGCTAGAGCGCCTTTGATGACTGCAAAAGCAGCGTTAGCAGCAGCAAGTTCGGCAATCATCGCAGCACCTCAACAAATACTTTGGCGCACCAGACCACCAGCCCACAAAAGAGGGCCGCAGCGATAAAGCTAACGGCCCAATCTTTCATTTCAATATCCACACCGCAGAAAAAATCGTCCCTGCCATAGAAATAATCATCAAGCCAGCAGTCTGCAACATGATGGTTTCAATGCGTTTAAGCCTAGCATTGATCTGCTCGTACCTTTCAGCGCAAACCATTTCATGAGCGTTAAAGCGTGATTCTGTTAAAGAAATCATATCTAGATCGTGCATGATGTGTGCAACTTTCT